GCCGCGAAAACTTCGGCCGCCTTTATGCGGCGCTTCCCCGGCAGGCCATCCACGGCCTTGCCGGACAGGGTGTCCCCTTTGTCATCGTCTCCGCCAGGAGCCCCTCGGGCATCTACCCCATCCTAAAAGAATACGGCCTGCGCTGCCCCATCATCTCCTACAGCGGGGGGCTGATCCTGGACGAAGAGCGGCAGGTCAGCGCCGGAGAGGTGGCGGATCTTTTGACGGCTGTCCGGGGGAAAAAAGTCCGGATTCTTTTGGCAGAGGACTTGTACGGACGGGATTTGGGTGATACCATAGAGAAAGAAACAGAGTGCAGGGCCTATTATCTGAATACCCTGGTACGGGGGCCGAAGGAAGCGGACAGCTGGCTGGAAGGGATGGAAGAAAACCTGGAGACGTATATGCCAGGATTTACCCATTTGCAAAAGGCCCAGCCCATTACGCTGTCGCACCATATGGGGGCTTATTTCGAGATGTTCCACCGGGACAGTTTACGGATGAGAGATATTTATAAAAGGATGAATTACTGTCCGTTGGGCTCCGGTGCACTGGCCGGTACCACTTATCCTTTGGACAGGGGCTATACGGCATCCCTGCTTGGATTCGAAGGCCCTACGTTAAACAGCATGGATTCTGTGGCGGACAGGGATTATTTAATCGAATTTTTATCTTCGTTAGCTACAGTGATGATGCATTTGAGCCGTTTTTGTGAAGAAGTTATTATATGGAATTCCAACGAATACCGTTTTATAGAAATCGATGATGCATACTCTACAGGGAGCAGCATTATGCCCCAAAAGAAAAACCCGGATATCGCAGAACTGGTCAGAGGAAAAACCGGACGGGTATATGGAGCCCTTGTATCCATCCTAACCGTAATGAAGGGAATTCCCCTGGCATATAACAAGGACATGCAGGAGGATAAGGAACTTACATTTGATGCCGTAGACACGGTAAAGGGCTGTCTGGCTTTATTTACCGGCATGTTAAAGACCATGAAGTTTAACCTGGAGGTGATGGCTGCCAGTGCAATGAATGGATTTACCAATGCCACGGATGCGGCGGATTACTTGGTAGGGAAAGGCGTTCCTTTCAGGGATGCGCATGGGATAATCGGGAGGCTGGTGCTTTACTGCATAGACAAGAATACTTGCATTGAAGCATTGAGCATGGAAGAATTTAAGGAAATCAGCCCGGTATTTGAAGAGGATATTTACGATGCAGTAAGCCTGAAGGCTTGTGTGGAAAGGCGGCTGACAATCGGCGCCCCTGGCCCGGAGGCCATGGATGAAGTTATCGGTAAATATAAAGAAATAGTGGAAAACAGCTGGTTATTGGGCTTTTTGCCAAAGGAAATGGTCAAGTAAGGATACAGGCATAAGACAGTATATAGAAAAAAAACAGAAATGCGTAATTTATTGCGCGGAAATGAGGTAACTATGAGCGAAAAGTTAAAAGCAGGTATTTTGGGAGGAACCGGTATGGTAGGACAGAGATTTATTTCCCTGTTAGAAAATCATCCCTGGTTTGAAGTGACAACGATTGCAGCAAGTCCTCGTTCAGCAGGAAAATGTTACGAGGAGGCTGTGGGAAATCGTTGGAAAATGGATACATCAATGCCAGAATCTGTGAAAAATATTGAAGTGATGAATGTGAATGAAGTAGAAGCAGTTGCTTCTAAAGGTTTAATCAGAGATAGATATGCATTATGTCACACCGCTCATATTTGCAAATATAGTGTTGGTTGCGAGGCAAAAAGATATGATTGTTCTAAATGCGAATTTAATGATAATGTAAATTTATGTGTTAAAACATTGCTTGAAGAATACAAAAAGCCTATCAAATTAACAAGGTTTGAGTTTGATTACCTAGATGTTTTGAGAGAATACAATAATCCAAACGATGAATTTAGTATATATTTCTGTGATTGCGTAAAAAAAAGCAAAGGATATTTTAAAGGCATTACAGATACATCTATGACAATTCAAGAAATCTTAGATAATTGTGAAATTGTGGTTGATGATTATGATTTTGGAGAGTAAAGGAAAATGAATAATGAAAATGGAAAATAAAATTTATAGCCAATGGGCATTTACTGAAAACGAAAGAGAAAAAGCAAGAATTAATAGAGAAATTTATAATGAATTAAAAACAAAATATAGAGTTTATAGACACGATTTAAAACAAGATTTAAAAGATAAAATAGATGTAAACTTTGATGAATATGATGTAGTTATCGGTAGAAGTGCTTGCTATCTTCATGGAGAATATACAGTATATAAAAATGCACCAAAATTAAGTGATGATGAGTTAGCATTGTTATGTGATAGTGGAAATTTATGTTTTGGGTATAAAAAAAGTGGTGTTAATGAATTTTATGTATATGAAGATTAGAGGAGTGATGAAGAATGACAATTTTATTAGCAAATGGTGAATTTGCATATATCACTGATATTTGTAATTGTGAGGATTGCAAAGCAAGAGGGGAAGTAGAATTTATAGTTGTTGATGAAAATCATGAACTCTTAGATTACCTTAAATATCATGAGTTGAAAGATAAATCAATTGTTAGTCATTACAATCCAAAAGATTTATGTGAGTTGTTTCATAGAAAGTTGATTGGAAAGGTGTGAGTAAAGAATGAATAATGAATTAAAGCCATGCCCGTTTTGTGGGGCAAATGTAAGAAAAGTAAAAGGTATGATGAATGTAACAATGTTTGCTTGTGATAATTGCGGTGCAGATGTGTGTTTCTATGGAAAAGAAAAAGATGATAAAGCTATCGAATCATGGAACAGGAGAGTTGAAGATGCTGACGGAAGAGAAGTGTAAAAAAGCATTAAAAAGCTTAACTTTTGCTGTAATTAGGAACTATAGCAATACAAAGTTTGACTTTGTATCAAGAAAACACATTCTTAAAAGCAGATACCAAAGGCAACACGATATGATAGAAAAACTCATCAAAGAACATTTTGAATTTTTAGAAGTCTTAAAAGAATGTGGATTAGGTGAATTAACTCCTGCTGATTTAAGAGTTGTTATAAAAGCTGGTCAATATAATGCTAAACAACTTAATGAATTAAGAAATCAAGAACCTTTAAATTTTGAAGAATATGAAAAGGAAATTGCTTTCTTGGTTTCTACTATTGATAAAATGGCAGAAACATTAGCAACGGGAAGCGGGTTCTTTGATAAAGAAGAAATCAAAAATAGATATTACTATTCTAGTGTAGATGGCGAATGTGAGGAGTGAAAGATGATGTGTAATGTTGGTATGTGTTTAAGATTAAAAAAACAAGGTGCTATTTTCAAATTTGATAATGGAGTTGTTGATAAGTATGAAATCAAAAAGAGAAAGGAAAAAATGAAAAAAATATTAGTGTAAGGAGGTGTTGTAATGGTTAAAAATAAAAAAGAAACAGAAAAGTTGATAAGTGATACAGTTGCTAAAACAGTTAATGAATTAATGAAACAAAACCTGATTAAGAAAAGTGATAAGAATACTTATCAGAAAACGGAACAGCTTTTGTATAATTATAATAACTTTAAAGAAGTTGTTAAGGACAAGCTAGAAATGATCGAGCAGATTAAACAAGTAGGAATATCCAAAACAAGCTGTTCAATCCTTCCAATGCCACAGGTTACCGGATTCAAATACATTCCTTCAGAACAAGAAAAGATAGATGCTGCTATTGTAGAATTGGAATCATCTATTACAGTTACATCAAACTTTATCAAGCTGATTGATAATGCTTTAAAGACAATAGAAGATGATCCATATTACAAAGTGATTGAAGAATGTTATTTTAAAGGCAACAAACATAGTACGGTTGCTAATGATTGGGTAACTCCTATTGACGAAACAACTATTGGCAGAAATAAAAATAGGCTTGTAAAGAAACTATCAATTTATTTATTTAGTGATGATGTGATAAAGGAATTGTATGCATAAAAAAGATGTCCTTATTGGGCATCTTGTCTTTTTTTATTGACTTGACAACGTGCATTTTTTGTGCATTTTCTTGTCATGGACTTAGCATATTTTTGTGTTATACTGATTATAGTGAATAAATGTAATTAAGGTATATGTGTTGAGGGGGTTACTCTTAATATATAAAACAATATATCAGAATGTTAAGCTATCAATTTTAAATTGGTGGCTTTTTTGTTTTCTGATTTGATACAACAAATAAAAGAAAGGTGGTGGCATTGATGCTAACAGAAAAACAAAAATTATTTGCAGATGAATACCTGATAGACCTTAATGCCACTAGAGCATATAAAGTTGCCTATCCTAGAATAAAGAATGATGAAACAGCATATTCAGCATCATCAAGGCTGTTAAGGAATGTTAAGGTTGCCGAATATATTCATGAACGAATGAATGAGCGTTCTAAACGCACAGAAATAACGCAGGACAACGTTTTAAAAGAATTAGCTACAATAGCATTCGCAAATATAACGGATGTTGTAACGATAGAAAATGGCACTGTTTATATAAAAGATACAAAGGATATACCTAAATCACTATTACCGGCAATTGAATCAATCAAAGAAGGAAAGAATGGTATTGAGATAAAGTTTTATCCAAAAGATAGATCACTTGAATTGTTAGGTAGGCATTTAGGTATGTTTAATGACAAAATAGAGGTAAGTGGCACTTTCAATAATCCTATGGAAGGATTGACAACAGAAGAGTTAAAGAAGCTGATAGATGATGATTGATAAAGCGATGATTAAACTTAATGCGAAGATAGAACTTGCAAAGCGTGAGTTCTTTTATTTTTGCAATTTAAAAGCACCTGATTTCTATAAACGTGATAGAAAATATTTAGTTGATTTATGTGCTGATTTGCAAGCGTTCTATGAATCAGATGAATATGATGTATTGATTATCAATGAACCACCTAGGCATGGAAAATCAAGAACCGCTAGTTTATTAGTTGAATGGATATTGGGAAAAAATCAAGATGAAAAGATTATGACAGGTTCGTATAACGAAACATTATCAACAATGTTTTCAAAGAACGTTCGTAATGGAATTATGGAAACAAAGGCTGATCCAATGAAACCAGTGTATAGCGATGTATTCCCAAATGTTAAAATCAAACGTGGTGATGGTGCTATGAATCTATGGAGTTTAGAAGGTGGGTACAACAACTATCTTGCCACATCACCAGGCGGAACTGCGACAGGCTTTGGTGCTTCATTGCTTATCATGGACGATTTAATTAAATCTTATGAATAAGCGTGTAATGAAGGGTTAAAGGAAAAGCATTGGGAATTGTTCACAAACACCATGCTTTCACGTTTAGAAGAAGGTGGCAAAATCATCATTATTATGACTAGATGGGCAAGTGATGATTTGGCTGGTAAGGCATTAGAAGAATTACCCAGAAATGGCTATAAAATTAAGCATATAAACATGAAGGCATTACAAGATGATGGAACTATGCTTTGTGAAGAAGTCCTTTCACGTAAGAGTTTTGAAGCCAAAAAGAAAGTAATGGGTGAAGATGTTGTTAGTGCAAACTATCAGCAAGAGCCTATTGATTTAAAAGGTCGATTGTACACATCGTTTAAAACGTATGATGGTAAGTTGCCACAATTCAAATACATCAAGAATTACACTGATACAGCTGATACCGGTGATGATTATTTATGTTCTATTGATTATGGGGTTACGTTCCAAAACGAAGCCTATATACTAAATGTGCTTTATACAAAAGAGGGTATGGAAATAACTGAACAAGCACAAGCGAAAATGATGTATGAAGATAAAGTTAATACCGCTGATATTGAATCGAATAATGGTGGTAGAAGTTATTCAAGAAACGTTGAAAGAATTATGAGAGAGAAATATAAGACAAATAAAACAGTCTTTAGACCATTTCATCAAAGCAAAAATAAGGCTGCTAGAATACTTTCTAACAGTACATGGGTTATGGAACACATATATTTCCCTCATAACTGGAAACATAGATTTCCTGAATACTATGAAGCTATGATGAAATATCAAAAGGAAGGTAAGAATAAAAATGATGATGCGCCTGATGCTACAACAGGAATTGCTGAAAAGATAAATATAGGTGAAATCTATTCATGGGACTAGAGAGGTGATTAAATGCTTAACGCTATAAGGAAAGGAGTGAGTTGGTTGGATGCTAAATTAAATAAACCACTTGAAGAAACAGCACATAACTTAAAGTGGCTTGAATTAGAATTAGAAGCATGGCTTAATTCTAAAGAACGTAGAGATCAAATAAAAGCAGATGAATATTATAGAGATATTCAAGATATTTTAAAATATAAAAGAATGGCTATTGGTGAAGGTGGTAAACTTGAAGAAGTTACAAACTTGCCAAGAAAAAAAATAACAGATAATCAATATAAAAGGCTCGTCAATCAAAAGGTTAATCACTTGGTTGGGAAGCCTTTTACTGTTAATAGTGATGATGAACAGTATGTTGGTATGTTAAATAAGTATTTTAATAAGAAGTTTATGAAAACATTAAAGAGGATTGGTAAAGATGCCAATAATGGCGGTATTTCTTATTTGTACCCTTATTATGATAACAATGAATTGAAGTTCAAACGCTTTAAGTCATATGAAGTAAAGGTATTTTGGAAAGATGATGAACATGATGAAATAGATTTCTTTTGGCGCTATTATACTAAGCAAGTACGTTTTTCAAATGGTTCTGTTGAGATTGTTCAGCATTTAGAAGTATATACAATGGAAGGTGTACGATATTACATTTATAAAGGTGGTGTGTTGCTTTACGATAAGCAGAAAGGTGAAACAACTTATAGTTACATAACATACACTTCATCAATTGATAATGAGGTTGTAGAAGAACAATAT